ATGGAGATCCACATGAAAATGACCCAAGAGAAGTATGAGTCTCACTTCGATAATGATGCTGGATATTGCACCCACTGCAAGGAAATCACCATGGCTGGGGTCGAATCAGACGCTCAGGAGTATGAGTGTTCTGAGTGCGGGAACGAATCTGTAATGGGATTGGATTTAGCGATTGAGCTGGAACATATTGTCGTTACGGATGAAGAAGACGAAGACTTTGATTTAGATGAAGACGACGATCAATAAAAAAAGGGCCAGCAAATAGGGGGAGTACTTGCTGACCCCAACAGAAACGTCGGTGGGAACCACCGAGTTTCTTCTTACATTCCACGACCAATGCGACCTTTGAAATTCCAAGTTCCTTGCCAAACGCCACGAGCGTCGACTGAACCTGAGCCGCCTTCCCACTTAACTCCAGAGATGGTGTACTCAACTCGGTTATCCACCGTGTTGTACAATTCCATCGTCAACTCTGGCTGAGTGAGGATGTCTTTAAGTTGACCAGGAGCGATACCCAATTGGGCAGTACCGTTACCGTCGATCTTGAAAAGATTGCAGGTGAAGGAGATCTTATGAGCTGTTTCCGCAAGCTCTGCAACTTCTAGCTGATCTAAAACGTCGATGTCGGTCAAAGTGTTTTCTTCATTGATGTTTACTCCACCAACGTAGGCAACCTTTGTACCGTTGATCTTAAGGGCCGCTTTACTACCCGTTAGAACCTTACTCATGATTTTCTCCTTTAGACTCTAAAAAGCTTTTAACTTCTTCAAAAATGTTAGTTTGGGTCATTAAGTTGTTCCTCTCAACGAAGTTCAACGAATGTTCATTTCCCATTGCGTCCGCGAATACAAACTCTTGCAAGGCCATATCCAAAGACTTCAGTACTAATTCAGTTCCAGGCAATATCGTTTTAATAACATCCTCAAACTTTTCTTGTCTGGGGGAGCTATTTCTGTAATAGGCCTGATCAACTTCATCACCCTTTACAATCTCGCTGGTTTGATACCGCAAAGGCCTCATTACAACTAAGGGCTCTCTGTGTCTCAACTTGTATTCTAACAAGGCTACCATCGCTGGCATGGCCTTCATCAGATACTTCTCAGCGGCTTCTTGTTCCGCTCTCAAACCATTCGCTTTAGCGAGTAATTCCTGATACGATCCGTACGTACCAGGAGATCTCTTTGCCGAAGCTATTTTGGCCTGAGGCCACGTAACAACCTTCTTCATTCAACACCTTATGCAGATTGTTTAATATCGCCCAAAGTGAATTCGAAGAAGATAAAGTCAAGACCTTGAACAGGTTTGTACTCAACCGTTACAGTTGCAGTATTTCCGTTCACGACCACGACGAAGGTATCTTCTCTGAAACCCTCTGGAGCATCCGAAGATGACGTAATGATATTAACATCTGGAGCGTTCAGTTCACGAAGTTTGTTACGAACAACCGACTTAATAGACGAAGCAGCACCGTTGGAAACTTTCTTACCAACAAAGGCGCCTTCAGCCGTTTCACGAATGATCCGGTTCACATAGTTGGCAGCTGCCATTACAGAACCGCGGTTGAAGATGAAGGAGTTGTCGATACCGTAAGTGGTATTGTCAACCATCCAGCGGAATCCGCCAGAAGCTTTTTCCAACATCAACGCACCTGCATCGATACCAGCATCGTAGTCAAGACCAGGATTGAAATCGCCGGCAGACAAACCAGTATCAGGATTGATGAAGTGACCAACGTCGAGAACATTCGGGAATTTATGAGTCAAAGGCTCACCAACTGCTTGACCAGTACGCATTCCAGCCGCGAGAGCTGCAACAACGTGTGGATGCATGTAGCGAAGAGTACCAGTTGAATCCAGAACCAACGCGTCTTGGAGAGCAACTTGCATGTACTCAGAACCTACAGCAGCAATTGCTGCGAAGGCTGCAGCTTTAGTACTCTTGCGAATACCGCCCATTCCCAAAGCTTCCTTACGGTTTTTAGTATCCGAACGGAGGCGGAGGTGCGTATCTTGAGCAGCCAAAACAGAAGCAATCGTGTAAGCCGAAGAGGGATCAGTGAAACCCTGTTTAGCATCAGCAATGTCTTCCGAAGCATCTCGAGAAACGCAAGCCAACAACACTGAATAATCTTCAGCGAAGGAAGCTGCAAATCCGTTAGAGAAGTCAGAGTTTGCCGAAGCACCCTTAACTCCACCAGTCAAGAAGGTAGTTGCATTGTCAGGAAGACCGACCAACGAAACGTCTTGGATGGTAGCTTGAACTCGTTTAGAAGTATTCAACAAATCAACCAACTCGTGTTGGAGGCGATATTGAATTTGAGCAGACATAATAGACTGAGCAGTTTGGGGATCCAACTCAGTAGAAGGGTTCTGAGCCAACGAAACAGTGTTCAATGACGCAGTGTATCCAGGCTGGTTGTTGATGTAGTCAACCAACGTCTTCATCGTATAGTTTTTCAATGCGATGTTGAGGTTGACCGAAGAATCAGACTGACCAGTCAATGCAGTAACCAACGTCTTGTTCAATTGAGTTGAACCAGCGATCGTCATCGTAGCCGCAGTACCGTTACCAACGTAGTGGATCGACAAAACTGATTGAGCTTGGTTTTCGCCAAGAACTTCAGTCGTATCACCGACTTTTGCAACGCTAAGTTGCTTTTGGTTTCCAGAGTCGCCAGCTGCAACCACAATTGAGAGGTCATTTCCGGGAGCGCCCCAGGCAGAATCCTTAACCGTAATCATATTCGATCCAGACTTTTTCAGGATCGCTGCAGCTTGTTGGGCCGCATTGGTTTTATAAACCATGATAGTCGAAGCACCACCAACACCATTCTGTTTAGAAGGGCGAGCAGCAGCTAATGCGCAATCAACCAGTGGGCCGACGCCGAAGGTAGCAATCAGATCAGACAAACGCTCAACTGCAAATTCGACAACTCCCGTAACAGAACCAGGTGCGCCAATCGAAGATTCACCAACCAACATTAAAACGTCGGTAGAGATCGATGGGGCTCCTGCAGTATTATCGGTAGAGGCTTTTGAGTATGCGCCTGGTTTTCTGATTGTTTTACCATTAAATGACTTCTTAATGGACATTGTAGTCTCCTATGCCTTTGAAATTTTTAGTACTTTGCCAACGCATCTTTATATTTTTCTGCGGGTTCTTTATCTTTCAAACCCAAATCTCTAAAGAACGCGTGGATTTCTTTTTCCTGCCATTGTTGAACTAACCCTCGAGCTACGCAACTATGGAAGAAAACCCGGTAGGACACTTCTTCAGACTTAACTTTCATCTCATCTGTGGGAAGAATCCTGCGTTTCTTACTCATGGTACATTCTATCTAAAAATGATAGCCTGCATTTCTCAGTCTATCGGGACGGGGTTAACTACGATGTTGTCGACCAGAATTACTTGATCTGATCTCCAAGTATCATCGATTTTGCCTGTAATTGTGCAAAAACGAGTGAAAACTTGATCGCCAATGTATGCAGAATCTCGATTAAAGTCTGAACCAGAGTACGAAGACAAGTATAGTCCTCGTTTGATCATGTCTGGTTTGCGGGACAAAATGAAGTATTTGATCAATATATACAAGTACTTAGTGGTCAAGGCGTCTTTTGAGTGAACACCAATAACTAATTGTTCGTCTCCAGTAACACCCTTGACTTCATAAACTTCGTAATCCAGGGATGATTTAATGAAGCCGGTCGTGTCATGAAAGTCGACGTCTTCGTTTTTGTTCAAAAAGAACGACTTATCTCCAACTGTATTGTTGATGTTTCCGAGAATGAAGTGTTCTGTTGCAGTTGAATCTACGTAGATCATTCCCTTGTAAACTGGACTCAAGTCGGTAGTGTCGTCGACTACTACTTTACCGGTAGTTGGATCATACGACAACACTTGGAGGTTGTTCACACGGTGAAGGGCTGCGAGCTGGACTGGATCGGCGATTTGCTCAGTGACTTCTTCATAGTCGTCACTTAAGTGGGCTCTTGGCTTGTGTTCAGTGTCCGAACCAACCATAATTGAAATG